GACCAGCGCAAATGAGCCACGCCCAAGGCTGGTGGATGGTGAGAAGACGCATCGAAACCCTTAAAACAGAGGGAAAACAGCGACACGAGGACATTATACCAAACCGAAAACCGAAAGGGAATCCATGGGGGCCACTGGCGACGGAGAAACGCCACAAGCGATGACGCCCGAGTTTCGCAACCAATCCGAGCGACAGGCGTGGGAAATCGTGGTGAAATCCATCAGGGAATCCGTGGGTCCGTTGACGAGGCTGGACGGGCTGCAGCTTGAGCGATACTGCCGATATCTGATTCGCTGGCGGATGATCGAAGACAAACTGGAAAAACTCGGAAACGTGAATATCAGTATGCTGCTAGACAAGGATCAGCAGCAAACCCTGCGGATCCTGTGGAGCGAGTCGCGAGCCATGGATATCGCGCTAAAACAGATCGAAGACAAATTTGGTATGACTCCTATGTCACGCCAAAAACTAGACGCCGGGTCGCCAGCAAACGAAGCAGGGGGGAGCGATTCATCTCAAGTCAGAACCATTCACCACAATCACACGCACACGCTCGACGTGATAAATCATGAAAACTTTGAAGAGCACAAGCAGGCGTTCGCAAAAAGACTCGTTGCAAGAGTTGCTGGATTCGGCGAAGACTCCTGAAGATCTTCATGCGTTTGGGCAGTTGCTTGCCGAGGAAGAGGGCGAAGACGCTGAGGATGCCGACGAGGACTCGCGATGGGTGGTGAAAACGCTGTCGGAGGTGGCGGAGTTTTTCGGGCTGTCGGTTCAGACCGTCAAACAATGGTCGCAGGAATCACCACCAATGCCGGGCCAGAGAAACCGATGGTCAATCAAAGAAATCGTTCGATGGCGGACAGACATTAGGAACGGCAGGTCATCTAGTCCATCGTCGAAGAAAATCGACGACGATTTAAAACTTGTAACGCTTGCGCAAAAGCAATTGGATCTAGCAATCCAAAAAAATGAGTTGATCCCATTGGTGGACGTGGAGCGATGGGCAGCAGTGGCGTTAATCGAGACTCGTGAAATGGTAATGACGCTACCCGAAATCCTGGCGACATCATCCCCGCCGGACAGCCGGGAATTCATCCGAGCGGAATCAGATCGACATTGCCGCAGTGTGTTGACCATGCTGCGCCGAAGACTGGAGGCGGACACTGTCAAGAGCGACGAAGCAACCGACGATTAGACTCCGGGCGACGCGACACATTGAGCCGCCGCCAAAACTCAGTTCGCGCGAATGGCTCGAAGCAAACGTGACCATGCCGGAGGGGACCGAAACCAGCGGAATGCCGTTTTCGCTGGCTGCGTTTCCGCACGTTGACGGGGTGCTGGAGGCGTTCGACGATCCGAGAGTAAGAACGATCGTCCTGCAGTGGGGAACGCGATTAGGGAAGACGACGACGTGTCTGTCGCTGATGGCGAGAGTCGCCGGAACGATGCCTCGCAACATGATGTTTGCCTCGTCGACAAAGGACAGCGCCGGCCGAGTGGTATCGTCTCGACTCTATCCCCTCCTAGCATCGACCGACAAAGTCCGCAAGCAACTTTTGCCAGAACATCGGCGGTCGAAGCTGGATGTGAGGCTCGAAGCGTGCAGAATCTATATCGGGTGGTCCGGGTCCGAGACATCACTTGCCGACGTTGGTGCGTGGTTTGGGGTCGCGAACGAAATCGACAAATGGGATGAGCAGGCGAGCAGCGAAGCCGATTCGCTGGCGCTGTTCCTCAATCGATTTAAGGGCTTTCCAAACCACAAAATCATATTGGAATCAACGCCAACAATTAAGGGGTCAAGCCGTGTCGATAATTGGATGCAGCGCGCGAATATACATCGACGGCAAGTACCTTGCCCGCACTGCGGGGAGTATCAGTTGCTTCGAAAAGGCACCGAAGACACGCCGGGGGGATTCCGATGGGAAAAGACTCCAGACGGGAAAAACGACCCTGATTTGGCGTTTCGAACAGCGTGGTACGAGTGCGGGCATTGTCGGGGAAGAATCGAAAATCATCACAGGATCCCGATGCTGCGGCGTGGAGTCTGGATTCCCGAAGGGTGCGCAGTCTCGAAAGAAGGATCGATCGAGGGGGCGGCGATTAAGGCGGGTTCAGACGTTGTCGGATTCGGGCCGCTGCCATCGTGGTACGCGCTGACTGAGACGTGGGGAGGTTTTGCGCGAGCTTGGCTTAGGGCTCAACGCAAGCCGCGAGACCTGCAGGATGTTGTCAACTCCTATATGGCTGAATGCTGGGAGGTCAAGCGGGTCAAGTCGGATCCCGAGAAGGTTGCCGAGCGAATTACCGGGCTAATCCCGCCAAGGATCGTCCCGAGTGGTGGGCGATTTTTGACGGTTACGGTCGATCGGCAGCAGGCTGACGGAGGATTTAATCCGTGGGTTTTGCTGGCTCACGGCGATGATGATCAAGTGTGGGAAATCGATCACGGACAGTCAAATTCCCTGCTATGGATCTGGGAAAACGTGATGAGAAAATCGTATCAACACGAGGACCAGGGTCCAGACATCACGCCGATTATCAACGCGGTTGACTCCGGCTGGGCCACTAAAGAGACTTACGAATTTTGCAGCAGTCGATTGGGTGTGATACCATGCAAGGGGTCAGTAGGAGACTTGGGCGGACAACCGTACAAGATTGTCGAGCTGGGCGACAGGACCAGATCAGACTCCGAGGGGCAGACATTGATGCACATCAACACGGATTTTTGGGAGACGTCACTTCAATCGATGCTCGAGGATCGACTCGCGAACGAACCGGGATCCCTGACGATCGCAAAGCGGAATTCGATCGACATTGATTTTATGTCGCAGTTGTGCAACGGGACGTTGTCAAACAAAAAAGATGCGAGAGGAAACCAAAAATTGACGTGGACAAAATTGAACGAATCACAGCCGAACGACTATCGAGACTGCATTCGTTACGGTCTTGCGCTGGCTCGTTCGTGGATCGATTCTGAGGGGCTGCCCGCGCGTGGCGTGGCGGCGTCCAATCCGATTCCAAAGGATGAGCCAAAGGCTTTTGTCCGCAACCCAGCAGCCTCACAATCGTCTGGTGGGTGGGTCCGAAGGGGGTCGAGATGAGCAGGCTTGAGCTAACGAGACTGTGCAGGACGCGAGACGATGGGCCATTGCCAGGCGATTCATGCCCATGTAATGACTGCGAAGGCAAGATCGTAGTCTATTGCACGAGATCACGAGGCGGATTCACATTTCGTTTTTTGTGGTGTTCATCGTGCAAACACAAGCCAAAAAACAACAAATGGATTACTGTCGAGAATACTAGCACATAGTACACAGTCGATCGACAGGGCTACTAATCGCAAGTTTTGCCAGCGTATTATTCTCGCATGGCAAAATTCTCTACCAGCAACGTGTATTCCGACGGCGAATTGCTAGCCTTATTTCGCGAGGCATACGCACAGATCGCCGCTACCGGGGTGTCGTACTCAATTGCTGGTCGCCAATGGTCGTCTGCGGATCTGCCACAAATCCGAGATGAAATCACATGGCTCGAAGGCCGCATTGACGGTGATTCCGCTCCCGCGCAAAACCTAGCAAGGTTGGTGCGGCGATGAGCATTACATCATTCCTTGACGCTGTTGCCTACGCTGTTTCCCCTGAGTGGGGAGCGAGGCGATTGGCTGTTCGCAGGATCTTCGAGGCGTCCACCGAATCGGCCAATCGATATCAAAACAATTCGCTAGAGGCAGCAGAGCGGGACAGGCTGCGCGAAGGCCGGTGGCTTGGGTCTAGACTGTCAACAGACGCATTTCTTGACCAGGATCTTGAGCGAACTCGCGTCAACTCCCGTGAGCTCTACCGCAATGATTTTATCGGCGGTGCTGTAGATTCTCGTGTCGAACATTTTGTCGGCACTGGGTTCACCGTTCAAGCGAAAATCACCGCTGCAGATGGGGTCATTACCGAGGATGAGGCTGACAGGTACAATCAGCAACTCGAAGACCTTTACGCGCAGGTTTCGCCGATTGCGTGCAGAACCAGAAAGCGTTCGCTGTGGGCGAAAACGTGTCTGATTGCGAGAAATCTCGACGTTGACGGCGAGTCTCTGGTGGTATTTTCGGACGTGTCGCACCCGGACGCACCGATCCCATTGATTATCGAGGTGATTGACGTTGATAGGCTCGAAACACCGCCAATAAAAGAGGGCGATCCGCTCTGCCGAATGGGCATCCAGTACAACGCGAAAAAAGCGATAACCGGGTATTGGATTCGAAAAAACCATCCAAATGACGACAAAGAATTTGGAATGGAATACGATTTCGTTGATGCGTCAAGGGTGTGCCATGTGTTCGTGGAGTGGTTCGCTGGACAATCTCGCGGTCTGCCGTGGATGACTCGCAGTTTGAATCGAGCGAAGGACGGTAAAGACCTATCCGAGGCTGGAATCATCGCCGCACAGGTCGAGGCGTGCTACGCGGTTTTCATTAAATCCAAAGCAAACCCATTGCGGAAAGCGGTCGGGGCTGCAACTGGCAGCGACACTGCAAGCAACAGGCTACAGGACGTGCGACCTGGGTCGATCAATTACATTGGGCCAGACGAAGAGATTCAATTCTCGGTTCCGACGAAGTCAAACTCGGTGGGGTCTTTGCAGGAATATAACAATCGCACCGTGGCAGCCGGGTGTAACTGGCCATACGAGATGCTGATGAAAGACTGGCGCGGCGTGTCATTCGCCGGAGGCCGAATCATCCTTCACGGGGCCAAGATCACCGCACGATGCAACCAAAAACTAATTCAAGAAATGTTTTTGACGCAGTGGTGGAACCGCATGGTCGATGAGGCCGTGATTGTCGGGGCGGTGGATATTGATCCTCGCAAATACGCAGAACACCGCTTTCGTTTTCGGGCTCATTCATGGACTGCACCGAGGTTTGCATACGCATTAACGCCGGGCGAAGAAGTCAATGCCAAGGTCACAGCTATTGATAACAACCTTGCGACTCTGGCCGATTCGCTCGCAGAGGACCAGCAGGATTTAGAGGTTGTTATAAAACAGCGATCAAAAGAATGCGAGATGGAACGCGAAGGCGACATCATCCCGAGCCAACGGCTAATCGCTCAATCGCAATCTGCGGCGATGCAACCGTCAGGAAAAGGCCAATCCGAGCCAATCGCACCGCAGGAACGCGAGCAAAACACGCAACAGGAAAGCGGGGCGACGACATGAAGAACCTAAATTCAATAAGAATGGTGGCTGCGAAAAAAGTAGAGATTCTGCTGTATGACACCATTGGAGAATCGTTTTTTGACGGTGGCACAAGTGCTGCGAGCTTTGCTGAGCAGTTATCCGCAATGGGCGAGATTAGTGATATTGATCTTCGGATCAACTCTCCAGGCGGATCAGTGTTCGAAGGACTCGCGATTTACAACGCATTAGCAGCCAGCAAAGCCAAGGTCAATGTCTATAACGATGGGCTTGCCGCATCAATCGCAACGGTAATTGCAATGTCTGGTGACACGATTAGCATGGCAGAAAACGCCGTCTGGATGATCCACGAACCGCGAGCAATCGAATCCGGGACATCAGAAGACATGATGCGGATGGGGTCAACATTACAGACTTTGACAGACAGTGCGGTTGGGATTTACGCGAGTCGGACAGGTCAAGACGAAGCAGAGATCCGAAAGGCAATGAAGGCCGAAACATGGTACTCCGCAGCAGAAGCAAAAGCCGCAGGGTTTATCGACACAATCACACCAAATAAACAAATAACCGCATCATTCGATGCGAAGCAATTTTCAAAGGCTCCTGAATGGGTTCAGAAGCAACTTACCGCCATGACTTCATTTAAGGAGCCTGAGAAGGTGACTGAAATCACGCAGAAAACTGAAGAAAAACCGATCGTTCAGACCACTGTGAACGCTAACGAAATCGCAATGGCTGTTACCGCCGCGATCCAAAAGGCGACAGCCGACGAAGCCAAACGGCAGACCACAATCACAGCGCTCTGCGCTCAGGCCAAGCAACCAACGCTGGCAGCGGCGTTCTGCGCGGACACATCCATCACGATCAGCGATGTTCGCGAGAAGCTTTTCGAGTCGCTTTGCAAGGCAAATGGGCCGCTTGGGGATCAGGGCGGGACGGCCAGCGACGTCGAGCAATCGCACGACGAAAACGACAAATACCGAGCCGAATTCAGGGCCGAAAAAGCCTACGCGGCATCAATGACTGAGGCTGCGTACATCGCGATGCGTCGAGTGGATGACGGACTCGACAATCTCGCGACATCGCTGCCGAAGTGACGCTGTTGATCGAAAAACCACAAACAAAAACATTCATTTTTGGAGATAAAACATGGCGGTTACTGCCAATCAATTGCTGAAATTTCAGGACGGCGACAAGCGATCTTACCCGGTTGCCGCATCCGTCAACATTTACCAAGGCACGATGGTTTTCATTACCGCTGCAGGATTTGCGACGGACACCACCGCCACCGGGGTAAACGGATTCGCCGGGATCGCAATCGGGCAGGCCGACAACTCCAACGGGGCTGCCGGTGACTTGCAGGTCGAGGTATGGGCCGAGGGTGATTTCGAGCTCGTTGGGGCCGGAACATACACGCAGGCCAACGTCGGCGATTACGTTTATGGTGACGACAATTTCACAATCAACACTTCGATCGGATCAACGAGCGTGCCAATCGGTCGAGTGGTTGGATTTGTCAGCGCGACAAAATTGACAGTGGCGATTTACCCAACTGGTGACGGTGCGTTGCCAGTGGCTGCGCTAACCACGATCACGCCGGCCGACGCTGCAGGCACGCCAGATTACGCGATTGCAGCGATCACGAACACGACTCCGTTTGGTTTTAGCAACGCTGCGGAGGCCATCACGCTTTTGTATGTGGTTCAGAACCTGCAGCGGCGTGTTCTCGATCTCGAAAAACGCCGATCCTGATCCTCGCAACCAAAAAACAATTGACGACAAAAACTCTTGAAAGGAGTTGAAAGCAATGGCTCTTGATACCGCAAAAGCGACAGTGACTCTGCGGACGCTGACGCAAAAATTCGATCTTCGGGTGGCCGCAGCAACCCCGTTTTACCCGCAGATGTGTACCGTGGTTCCCAGCGATGGAGCCGACGAGGCCTACGGGCTTCTGGGCAACATGCCAGGGGTGCGGGAATGGTTAGGCGACCGAAAGTTCAATGAATTGCGAGCCGGGCAATTTGTCATCGCCAACAAACTGTGGGAAGATTCGATCCTAATTAAAAAGACCGATCTTGCCGACGATCGCATGGGGATGTATGGTCCGGTGATGGAGGACTTGGCGATCGAGGCCAGCTACCATCCGGACGAGCTTTTTTTTACGTCGTTAGTGGCAGGGGAATCGACGGCGTGTTTCGATGGTCAGTATTTTTTCGATACCGATCATTCATGGGGCGACAGCGGGACACAGAGCAACAGCCTCACATACGCTGCTGCAACCGGGACCGTGCCGACATCGACTGAGTTTAAGGCTGCGTTTCATGCCGCACGCGCCGCGATGCTCAAGTTCAAGAACGATCAGGGCAAATTGCTCAATCGACCGATCAGCACAGGTCTGAGCAACTTGCTGATTCTGGTTAACCCGGACTTCGAGCAGGTGGCAAAAGAAGCGGTCACCGCCGTGATGATCAGCAACACGTCTAACGTCGTTGTCGATGCTCCGCGAGTCGTATCGAGCGCCTATCTGACGGATTCATCCAAGATGTATTTGTTCAACTTGGACGGAGCTTACAAGCCTTTCGTGTTCCAGGCTCGTGAGCCGATCAGCCGCATGATGAAGGGTCTCGACGACATCGAAACCAAAGACGTAAAATTCATGACGCAGGCGAGATACAACCTCGGGTATTTCGCGTGGTGGAAGGGCGTTTTGACCACATTCACGTGAGTTTTTCAAATACGATTTTCGCCAGCACGATAAACCGTGTTGGCGGAAATTTCTTTAAGGTTATTTCAATGCCGTTTTTGATGTTGAGACGCGATTGGCCAGCAAACTTTCGCCGGACGGTGATGGTCGGAAAAAAAACAGTGCAATACGAATTTGTTCCGGGGATTCCGGTTGAACTCGACGGGAGGACAATCGAGGCAATGAAACGAGACATCGGCAAGGCTCTTTTGCCGTGCGAAATAGATGATCGAGGGCTGGCAAGAATCATCACGGACGACGTGATTTCCGCAGTTGAAGAGGGTGTTGACGATGGGAAGAAACCTGAATGATGTGATTAACGGTCACGCGGAATCGGTGTTTACAAACACCAATCATTTCGCGGTTTCCGTTGCGTATCAGAGGGGCT